ATCCTTTATACAACTGTTAATAAATTACTTATCTTCTGCGGCTTTTGCTGGGCGACCTTTAGGCTTTGTTACAGGCTGTTTGTCAGAGGCTTCTGTTTCTTGTGTAGCCAACTCCTCGCGCTCCATACGCACCTCAAATTGCCAACCATGCTGCGAAGGGGAGCCTTCTACAAGTGTCCAGCCATCTTGAACGAGTTTTTGTAGCTCTTGTCCAAGTTCGTAAACACCGGATACAAGGAAGTTAGTAGTTTCTTTAGTCATAGGATAAGTCCTCTAGTGGTTGATAAAATTCTGGTACGTAGTAGATACTGAAATGCATGTCTTCAGCGGCTTCTTTTGCTTCAATCTCCGCTACAAAATCTTCGAGGTAGGTCATGCTTTACCTCCTTGGATAACAATCATAATAGGGGGTTTTACGTTAGTAGCTGTCAAGTGGCTGAAAATTTCTTTACGAAAAACTGTAACGTCTTCCTCTGTTACGCCTTCTGGATCAGTGCCGATGACACCGCTGATATGGTGAAGCTTACTATCAGGGTCTTTATAGTAGGCGGAAAGTTTTGCTGTATGTGACATGGTACTCCTTACGTTGGTTGATGTAAGGCTTATTGTAGGCTTAGTGAAAGCTGCTGTCAAGTGGTAATTTGTTGCTTAAAAACAATAAATACAGCACATATAACAGCGACTAAGTAACCATTATGCCACGAAGTGTGCCCAAAGTCAAGATAATTATGAAAATACGAAAGTTCTTGACAAAAGACACACTTTATGCTATCATGTCGTTATTAGAGCAATAAACACATTATGGAGGCCAATTGGGCGCACAACTTAAGGTGGCCTCAGAGGTCGGATTTGCACGTAGACAGAACCATCCTCTGTCTAAGCTGTTGAAGAGTTTGACGGCTGAGAGTCAAGACGCTGTGGACACTTTAGTGGCACTTATGAAGTCTACAGACCAGAAAATCAAGCTTGCAGCAGCTACCAAGCTGTTAGAGTTTCAAGAAAGTGTTGCAAAGTCTATTGAGAACGACAGTCTAATGCGTATTATGGCTAATGCTAAATATGGTGGGCCAAAGCAGCTCGATTATGAGGACGATGATTCACCAGACGTAGATTTCAGCGTTGTACAGCAGGTTGAGTAAAAGTTTTCGCCGCCGTAGCTCAGTTGGTAGAGCAGTTGATTTGTAATCATCAGGTCAGGGATTCGATTTCTCTCGGTGGCACCAGCACTAATGCTTGGTTGGGCAATAAAACTGTGTGTTTTCACAGCCCCGAAAGGGTGAGCAACCTCTTACCGAAGAACTCGGAAAGAACAAGGAAGATTGGCCGAACGGCAAGGCAGCAGTTTGCTAAACTGTACACTCGTAAGGGTGAGTTGGTTCGACTCCAACATTTTCCGCCAGAATCTGAAGGCGCTACCTGAAGATGCACAGCCGTACTCTGTGAGATGCGACAGAGGAAATTAACGGGGGTAAGAGTCCCAAGCACACCTAATACAATAAGAAATACTCTCTACCAAGGCCCAGCTTTTATAACAAGTGGCAGTAGTAAAATGGCAGATACACGTAACGATATTATGCTCGTCCCAAGGACGTGGACTAACCTTTACACAGCAGCGGGCATCACAGCTGGGAGTGCTGTAAGTATTTATAATAAGGGTAGTAGTGTCGCCCTGATAGCAATTAAAGCAGGACAGCCTAGTAACAGTGGATTTGGTGTTCCTCTATATGTTGGAGCCAATGGTAGTTATGCTTTTGCCCCGGATGGCTCAAGCGGTCTTTGGGGGTACTCGGATCAAGGTACAACTATTTTGGTGCAAGAATGAAGCCGGTAGGTATTGTACCGTTTGCTATTCCTTCACTGTTCGCTACTGCACAAGACCCTGCGATGATGAAGGGCGATGCTGGTGCTAATGGTAAGGACGGTTCAAATGGCACTAAAGGTGACACTGGAGCAGCAGGAAAAGACGGTAAAGACGGAGCACAGGGTGTGCAAGGTATCCCCGGAGTGGCAGGTAAGGACGGCACGAACGGTCTGCAAGGAATTCAGGGCGTAAAAGGTGATACTGGTGCGCAAGGTATCCAAGGTGTTGCGGGATCGGCAGTGAATATGTCTTTTGCAGCGCCTACGTCCCGCACGATGGTATTGGCAACAGCTTACCAAGCTACAAATACTGCTAAGCCTGCTTTGTTTACGATTACTTTGGAAGCAACTAGCTCGTTCACTTTGTCCGGTACTGTTAGTAATGTGGCACAGATTGTTATTGGTGCTGCGAGCACTGTAGCTGCTGGAACAGGCACTGCTGTAGCAACTTATAAGAATATTATTGGTGGTGGTCTTGTTGTTGGAGTTTCGATTACTAGCCAGCAAGCTAATACATATACAATAGCATTGCCAGCAGGATGGTTTTTGGCTGTACGGCAAACTACTGGCACTGGAATGACTGTCGCAGCATTTGAGCAGCAAGTTGGATAGATTTTAAGAATTGCTCGAAAGAGTAATGTGGAGAGGGAGTCCAGTAATGGGACTTCACGTTGCACCGGCATAGGTAGAGTAGCTGTGCAGCACGATTACGTAATGAGCGGGGCATCTGAAAGGGTGTGCCCGCTGTAGTTGTTTCTAAGAGGTGGATTACCTCGATAATTATAAAATGAGGAATTCATGGCAAAGCAAGACAAGAAAACATACGGACCTTGTTCTGAAAAACAAAAGCTTATCCTTCAGGACAACACCACAGATGTAATCCTCATGGGTGGTGGTGCTGGGGGCGGCAAGTCCCGTATCTGCCTCACAAAGAATCTTGATGGTATCAAGGATAAAGAGTTTCGCTGTGTGACGCTGCGTCGATATGAACCTGAACTAAAGCGCCCCGGCGGACTGATTGACGAATCTAAGCAAGTGTATTCAGACTTTACTAAGATTCCTTACAAGACGCAAGCCAAAGTTTGGCAGTTTCCTAGCGGTGCAGAGGTGTCTTTTAGTGCTATCTCTTGTGATGATGACTTAGGCTCGTGGCAGGGTAGCCAGCTTACCCGTATCATGGTTGACGAAGCCGCTGACAAATGGACTGAGAAGCAAGTGCTGTTTTTGCAATCGCGTCTTCGTACCGCAGGCTCTAAAATTCATCCTCAACTAATCCTCACGTGTAACCCAGATATTAACTCATTTCTTAAGGGCTGGGTTGATTTTTCTCTCGATCCAGACACAGGCGTTCCTGTTGAGGGCACTGAGCATCGTATCCGTTGGTTCTGTGTGGAGGATAACAAGGCTAAGTGGGCGGATAGCCCTGAAGAATGCTACGAGTTGTATGGCAGGGAAAAAGGCTTGATCTATGCTCACGGGATGACAGAGAAGCAATTGAATGAGCTTAGTGTAGACGACAAGAAGCGATTGTTTATGCCTAAGAGCTTTCGCTTTGTGCCTACTAATGTGTTTGATAATCCGTATCTGCTGCCACCTAAGAATAACAGCTATCTTGCCAGTTTGCTTTCACAGCCCTATGTTAACCAATTAAAGTTCTTGCACGGTTCGTGGACAGCCCGTGAACAGGGGAGCATGTTCTTTAATCGGGAGTGGACACCTATAGTTGATTTTGCTCCTGCTGACGCTACGTCATGTCGTGCATGGGATTTTGCCTCCGAAGAAAAGACCAAGACGAACAATCCTGACTGGTCCGCTGGAGTGAAGATGAGCCGAGATAAATTTGGCACATATTATGTTGAGGATGTGCAAAGGTTTCAGATTACCACTGATAAGGTGCTTAAAAAGGTAGCACAGATTGCACATGAAGATGGTATTGAGAAATGCACAGTCTGCATTCCACTAGACCCAGCAGCAGCCGGTAAGACAGCCGCGTACTTCTACCGCACCGTGTTGGCTGAGGATGGTATTCCAGTCAAGATGGCACCTACTACAGCAGGGAAGGGCAAGTTGACACGATTCTTGCCCTTCTGTTCGATTGCAGAGGCAGGGGCTGTCAAGGTAGTGCGTGGGGACTGGAATGAAGCATTTTTCAATGAGCTAGAGTCCTTTACAGCCGACTTGAAGATTCAGAAAAACCAAAAAGACGACATGGTTGACTCTGTAGCAGATGCTTTTACAATGTTAGCAAGACAAGTCACAATTCCTGTGTTTGCTATTCCCAGCCTTACACAAGCGTCCCCAATCCCTACTTTGTAGCTCAGTCAAGTATTATTTTGTACTTTAAGAAAGATAGTGCTTGACAATTGAGACACAATATGTTATAATCAGTTTTATTAGAGGAATATACCGCTTATGGCTGACACAACGACGCAGCCGCAGGCTGACGCAATCACTCCCGACGAAGGAACAACTATCCCGCGCATGACTCTCAAAGAACAGGGTTTCGTGGGACTTCGTACGTCTGCTGGGCGCATCAACGCTGAAGCACAATCCGCATTTAATTACCCCTACTTTACCAAGACAGTAAACGAGATTCGCAACAACCCTACAGTGGGTTCTGCCATGAACGTTTATCGGATGTTCATTTCTCGGGTCAATTGGAAAGTGGAAGCCGACCCGGAATCTGGACCAATCGAGCAACAGCGCGCGAAATACGTGCAGTCGATGATGACTGACATGGAAGGTTCGTGGCGCGGGTTTATTGAGGAAGTTATTCCTTATCTTGAGTATGGTTTTGGCATTCATGAGAAGGTATTGCGTCGTCGCTTGTACAGGAACGGTAGTGCATACAATGATGGCTTAGTGGGTATTAAAAAGCTCGCCCCACGTAATGCTGACACTATTGAAAAATGGAATTTCAGCGACAATGGTGCAGACCTCCTCGGCGTGAGCCAGAACATTCAGAATATTGAAAACTCTTACCGTTTTCAAGCCCGAAAAGACATTAACGGCTTGATTCCAATTGACCGTGAAAAGTTTCTACTGTTCACAGCGTCTGGAAATAAAGGTAATCCGCAAGGTAACAGTATTTACAAGGCTATTTATTTGGCCTATAAGATGCTTACCTTACTGCAAGAGAACGAGTTAATTGGCGTTGCAAAAGACATTCAAGGTATCTTGAAAATTGCAATTCCTCCACAGTATTTGTCCCCTGATGCTAGTCCTGCTGATAAAGCAGTTGCAGCATCTTTCCAAGCAATCATTGATTCCTACAACGCCGGTACTCAGCGTGGTTTGCTCGTACCAAACATGTTTGATGAGGCTAAGAATCCTCTTTTCTCTTACGATTTGATGGAGTCTAAGGGTAGTGCCAAGTATGATGTGGAGGCTGTTATTAAACGTCTTCAAGGCGACATCCTAGCTGCTTTAAACTGCGACATTCTTAAACTCGGCGCGGACGGCACAGGTTCTTTCAGTCTCGCAGAGTCTAAGTCATCTGTGTTGGCTATTGCTATTGACTACCGTTTGCGAGAGATTGCAGAAGTTCTCAATAACGACTTGATGAAAACAATCTATCAAGCAAATGGTTGGTCACTAAGTAAAATGGCTAAGTTTGTGTATGAAGATGTTGAAGATATCGATATCGAGTCTATGGGCAAGGCTGGGCAACAGTTGCTCTCAGTTGGCGGACTAGAATTTGACCGTGAAGTGGCTAACAGATTCCGTAAGGTTATCGGTGTGTCCCCTCTTCCAGCAGACTCTCCGGTGGATGTTGAAAAACTTTCTCCTGTAATGACAGGTAAGGCTTCAATGTCCGGCGAGGGCATGAAGACAGCAGGAAATGGCACTGCTAAATCCCCTATGGGTGCCAAAGACGCGTCAGCAGCTAATGCAAATAATAAATAAGGAGTGCTATGGCACATGAACTATTCAGGGTGCTGGAGAGTGTTTACAACACACCCCATCTCGTAACTGAGACTGCACTTCGTCCTATTGTAGACTATCTTCAGGCACGCAGCAAGGGAAACTTTACAACCTTTGCAATCGCAGAGGGTGCTAAAGCTTCTGAGGAAGTTAAAGCTGAAAAGCTTGGTAGCGTAGGCGAAATTAAAGTAGACGGGGTTATTTCATACAAACCTGTCTACGGTATGTGCGGACCAACTGGCACAAGCTACCAGGGTATCTTGGAGCAAGCTCAAGAGCTTATTGATTCGGGCATTACCACACTTATTACTACACACTCCTCCCCAGGTGGACAAGCTGCACATTGTTTTAGTACGGTACAAGAACTGCGTGGCATGTGCGATGAAGCTGGTGTTCAGTGGGTAGCATATATTGACACGATGTCTGCTAGTGCATCTCTGGCGCTTAGTGTAGCTGCCGATGAAACTATCATTCATCCTAGCGCAGTCACTGGCAGCGTTGGTTGTGTAGCCACTATCTACGATGTTAGTAAAGCTTACGAGATGGAAGGCATCAAGCCTATTTATATCGCCAGCACAGAAGGTAAAACACCTTTCGATGCATCTGGCGCATTCAGTAAAGAGTTCTTGGCTGAGATGCAAGCAGATGTTACTCGGCTCGGTAATCAATTTGCACAACACGTATCCAAATTCACAAGCATCCCTGTGAAAGATGTTTTGGCAATGAATGCCAAGATGTATCACGCAGAGGCCGCGCTTGAGCAAGGTCTTGTTACAGCCGTAATGGATCATAAACAATTTGCCAAATATATGGCTGACAAACAAGGAGCTAAGAATGCTTAAGCATCTTCAAAAGTTTTTCTCCGGGGAACCGGAACAATCGGCGCAAGCCACAACTGAGGAAGTCGTTTCTATGACTACAGAAAAAGATCAGGTCGCTTTGGCTACTGATATCACCACAGCAGAACTGACCGCTCAATTGAGCACTGTCACGGAAGCGATGACTACTCTGCAAGCAGAATTTGCAGAACTTTCGACTAAATACGCAGCAGCAGAAGCCGCCCTTACAGCCTCTGCCCAAGCACAAGAAATGCTTATTTCGCAAGCCAAAGCAGCCAAGATGGAAGCTCGTACAGCGTCCTTGTCGGCAGTGATGGGCGATGTTAAAGGGCCACAAATGGCTGTTGCTCTTGAGAGTCTTGGCGATGACGCTTTCGCTACGGTTCTGAGCGGTTACGCAGCTAGTTTTGAGGCCGAAAGCAAGTCCGAGATGTTTTCGGAAAAAGGTGTCAGCGCTGAGGCGGCACCCGTAGTAGAAGAAGATACAGCAACCCGTCTCGCAGCATCCCTTGCTGCAACATTTAAAACGAAATAAGGAAATAAAATGGCAATTATCGCTACAGACTCGATGCGTTATAGCAATCTGGTGAAACGTGAAGATGGTCCTGAATGGGGCCAATGCAAGAAAATGGTTGTGCTGAATGGCCCAGCAGGTACTTTCCCGATTGGTACGGTTATCGGCCAAGTTACCGCAACGGGCAAATTCAAAGTAGTGGAAGCAACCGCAACTGATGGTTCGCAAGTTGCTAGTGCTGTTATCGTTGGTGACTTCATGGGCCACCCTGTCCCAGTTACCGTTGCAGCTAATACTGATACGAAATTTTTGGTCCTGTATCGCGGCATCTGCGGCGTGGCTGACAAAGCTCTGACCTTCGGTGCGTCGGTTACTCCGGGTGCCCTGACGACCACGGCGTATGCTCAATTGGCGGCTGTCGGTATCGACGTTCTGCCAGCAATCTAATAGTTGTCTTTGACAACATTCTCTGACAATTAAAAGGAAATAAAATGCTGGTTCGTAGCCCCCTTAATAACTTTGACACCGTTGATCTTACATCGGCTGTCCGTAATCTGCCAATTCAATACGGCACTTACAACATGATGGGCATTTTCGAGGAAGAAGGCGTTGCCTCGGATACCGTTATGTTTGAAGAAACCACTATCAACGGCGCACTGATTCTTGACCGTGTTCGCGGTGAAAAGAATAACGTCAATCTGGACGGTACGCGTAAGCTGCATACTTTCCCGATTCCTCACTTCCCATTGGATGACCATATCTCGCCAAAAGATTTGGCTCAGAAGTCGGCTTACGATAACTTCAATGAAATTGAACAATTGGATGCCGTTCGCGCCCGTAAGATGCTGCGCATTCGCCAGAATCATGATTGGACGTTGAATGCTGCTCGTGCTCAAGCGCTGTTTCAAGGCACTGCTTACGCACCAAATGGCACAATTTCGCAATCATGGTGGACCGAATTCGGCGTAACGCAAGCACAAGTTGACTTCACACTGGGCACTGCGGGTACTGAAGTGCTGGCTAAGATTGAAGAAGTTATTCAAAAAACTCATGACGGTATGGGCGGCAACGGCGTCTTTAGCGGTATTATCGCGCCGGTCGGCACCACGTTCTTCAACAAGCTGATTACCCACGCAAGTGTCAAGGCCGCTTGGGTGTATGCACAGCAGAACCAAGTTGGCTACGACCCTATCCGTGGTCGCCTGACTGAAGGTAACTCGGTTATGCCAAATGGTCGTTCGTTCTTTTTTGGCGGTATCACCTTCAAAGAAGTCCGCGATTCTTACAACTCGGTTTCGATCACTCCTGCTGCTGAAGGTGTAGCCGTACCACAAGGTTCGGGCATGTTCAAAACTTTCTTTGCTCCAGCGGAACGTTTCGGTATTGTCAACACTCTTGGGGAGAAATTATACGCCTTCGAGACTGCGGCTCAAAATGGTACGAAGATTGATATCGAAACCGAATCGAACCACATCTCTGCGTTGCTGCGCCCACAAGCAGTTGTTCGCCTGTTTACGTCGAACTAAGACTGTTGTAATTTAACAAAGATAAGCTGGGAGTTGTCCAGTCTCTTTACCGATGTAATCTTATCGTGTATAATGGTAAGATTACATTAATAAGGAGTTTACTTGAGTAAAAAGCTTACACAACAAGAATTTGAAGCTCGTTCTAAATCCTCTCACAATGTTCAACATGACTATAGTAACACAGTTTACTCAGGCCGTACAGTGCTTGTGGAGATAACATGCCTAAAGCATAGTTATACCTTTAAGCAAGCAGCAGGCTTGCATATGGCTGGGCAAACATCATGTACACAATGTGTGTTGGATAAGAAGATGGCTGGCAGAGTAGCTAACCGCCGCGCAGGGCTGCTGGACAATGAAAAGTTTTGCAGAACATGCAAAATTATCAAGGATAAAGCAGAATTTACTGTCAATCCTTTAGGGGCTGACGGGCTTCGGTGTGAATGCAGGTCTTGTTGCTCTATAAAGAATAAAAAGCGTCTTAAGTGTCCTATTGAGCGGCAAAAGAACAAAGAGCGTAATGCAGAGTATACCCGTAACAACAGAGACAAGGCTAACGCTAAGTCTGCTCTTCGGAGAGCTAATCGCAACCGTGCTACTGTAGATTTCGGAGACAAAGAATTTGAAGAGTTTTTCTTAAAAGAAATATACACTTTAGCTGTCCTCAGGGAGACTGCAACAGGGTTTAAGTGGCAAGTAGACCACACAGTGCCCTTGCTGTCAAGCTTTGTTTGTGGCTTGCATTGGAGTGGTAATCTCCGTCTTATCCCGGCTGTTGCAAACCTCTCAAAAGGTAATAAATATTGGCCCGACATGTGGTAACTAATAAAGGAAATTATGATTATTGACCCTACGACAGCCCTCGGCAAAGTTCGTCTCCGTATCGCTGACGTAGGCGATATGCCTTACCTTAGTGACAGCGTTATCCAGTCTACCCTTGATGACAATGCCGGTAATGTAGTACAGGCAGCTAAAGTTTGCGCCTACTATGTCTTAGGCCAGCTTGCTCACAAGACTCACCGTAAACTCGCGCAGCTCGAAGTCTGGGGAGCTGAAGCCTTCACAGCCTACAAGCAGTTCCTTACCATGACTGTAACAAATCCCGGTTACATGGATTTCTCCCCGCTGCCTTACAGTAGCAATGCAGATTTCTCCCCAATCCTCGATTTCCAACGCGCATGGAACAGCAACTTTATCGGTGGTACGGAAGCTCAGCAATTATCTTTCGCAGCCGACATCAGTGCTAACGATAATACACGTCTTGGCATGAATGGGCTTACGTATGTCGGAATTTGATGACTTCCACGCCCTAGTAAACGAGTTTATGACAGAGTGGGGCTTCAACGCCACTTATCAGAAAATTTCCAGCGTCCCCAACGACGCCACAGGCGGCGTAGACGAGACAGTAATCTCCATCCCCATTCGCTGTATCCGCCAAGAGCAATACCGCCCTCTAACGGGCCTTGGCACCAATCCTAACACAGCTATCCAAGAGGGCGACTTAATCCTCTACGTGCAGCCGACAGAACAAGCTGACGAGTTTGCTGAAACGCTCGTC